TACTTGTTGTCTTTCTAAAGTTTCTTGTCCAAGATATAAACCACCCTTGGTTTTTTCTTTCATCTTGAAAGGAAGAATTAACATTCTCCACCCGGTTGGTACTGGTAATTTTGAAGATTCTTTTGTTTTTAAACGTTCGTAAGCATCGACTTCTTTGTCGTTTTGCTCTTTGTTTTCTTTGTCATATTTCTCAGCCAAAGCATATTTAACTTTTGGTGTCGAGTTTGATGACTGTGCCTTTTTCATCTTTTTGCTCCTTTTCATTTAGCAGGTTAGAGATTTCCTGTAAAATTTTTAAACACGTATGTGCTTGTCCTAGCATATACTTATATTTTTCCATATTGTCAACCGTACCAGACATCATACTTTCCCCGATGTTGTGATACTCATCTTTTAATATTTTTTGTAATTTACTTATTACTACGAGTTCTTCTGATAGCATCTTTACCTTTCTTAAATATTGCAGCGACTTTTGATTTACCCATAACCTTGGCACGCTGTTCTCCAACGGTTAGGATTTGTATTTTTCTTGCAAACGGTTTAGATATCTTTTTAACTTTTGCAACAGTCTTACGAGCATCAGTAGGAGTCGCAAACTTAATACCAACAGTATCTTTAGGATTCTCATCAGTGTAAAGCCTCCTGCCTGAGCCTTTTGGTTTTTTACCTGTGCCTATTTTAGGATCTCTTCTTTTTGCCATTAAGAACTCCCTTTAACATTTTAGCTTGACCAGCATGTGCCTTAGATGCTTTTTTTAAAGCCTTAACTACTTTTTTAATAGTTTTCTTTTTCCTTAACATTTCCATCTCCTTCGTGCTTGACGCAAACGTGAGTTTGGATTCTTTGCTGCTTTAGGGAATTTTTTCATTTGTCCTAGTGATCTTGCGCAGAATGATTTTCTACGTTTAGCAGCTTTTGATCCAGGCTTCACTTTTCCTGTCACGGCTGTTTTTAGTTTTGAACCGGGATTTAATCTTCGGTATGCTTTGACACCGGCTCGTGTCATACCAGCTCCAGACTTCGTGGATCTGAAATTTTTTTTATTTCTCGCAGGCATTGTGCCTTTGTTATATAACTGTCTACTTATTTGACTTCTTGCAATCATGATATCTTTGGCATTTTAAAACCAGGGTTAGAATAGTATTTTGCGTAAGATTTATTTCCTACTTTTACTCCTCCTAAATCTCCGGATACATAACTGCCAATGTAATTTTTTTGTGCTTGATTAATCATTGCATCTCCACCAGATGCTTTTTTAGTTCTCTTTGCAAACGTTGCCGCTCTACTAGGGGTTGGCCCAGTATTTGCCTTGGCTTGTTTTCTCCTTACGGCACCCGCACGCTGCCCTTTGGACATCGCTCTTGCTTTTGCAATGGGCACGCATTTTGGATAATTTTTTCTTTTTTCGCCACCACTTCTTCCACACTTCGGGTATGAGCCATCCGATTTTTTGTTCGCAATATCTACCCAGTTTTCTTTTACCCATGCTCGTAAACCTTTTTTGGCCATTAGACCTCCGTCATCATCGTCATGTCTACATCAACCATCAATCCACCATCAGCAGCTTTTTTTCTTTTCTTCTTGCCACCCGGTGTAACTTTACCTGAACAAACTGCAGAGGCATACATGTTCGCGTAGGCCGAAGGGTATACCTTAAATTTTCTCTTAGCAGCAGCTTTTCCTCTTGGACATAGTTTTGCCATTATGCTTTTCCTCCACGTTTAAAATATTTTTTACCTCGTAAAGCCTCCAAACGTGCAGAAGGCTTTTTAGGTTTTTTCTTTTTCTGCAAACTTTTTAAAAATTTCTGCAGGTTTTTTTGTTTAGACATTATCTATTGATCTTGCCTTTTTTCTTCATCTTGCTACCGAATTTTCCGTAAGACTCGTCCCTGCTAGCTTTTAATTGTTTAGCAGTTCTTTTCTTTCGGATTCTCATTGCGATAGATTCATCTTTTCTATCTTTGTAGCCTTGTTTTTTCTTACCGACTTTTTTCACTGAGCCTCCTTTTTTATACATTTTTCCGCCTCTCATTCCCATATCAGGTGAATAAAAACCAGATGCTTCGTCTTTTCTTCGAGTGCCAGAAATCATTTTTCCTCCACCCATCTTCATTGCACGTCCACCAGAGCTGAAACCAAAACCAGGGACCTGTTTGTTGAATCGTTTATTAGGCATTATTTTTTTCCTCCGTTCCTAAAAATTTGTGTACCCTTTATACCATATATCGACGCCACGACAAGGATCCACAAGTTGGTGAACCATGACGGAAGTGATGAGAAGTACTCAAAGAACAATTTAACTTTGTCCATCGCCTGTGGGTCATCACTTATAACCGCCCAGGCCAGCACCGCGATTGGCGCCGAGAGAATTAATAAAACTGCTTCGTCTTTCCAATCTGATTGACGAGCTTCTAGGAGTTTACCCTGGTAAGCTTCTTGACCTTGAGCCATTTTAGTAGCGTGCATAAGCTGCGCTTCTGACATAGCCATCTTCGTCTTCTGCTTGTTAGCGTAAATTTTACTTCCTGCAGAGACGGCTAATTTAATCGCCGACAACCACATATTAGTACCACTTAGCTGTTTTCTTTTTGTCCTTAAGCATTCTCTTTGTACCTCTTACTTCTGTTTCATCTCCAGTTGGTATGTAGTTTCTCGGCATACCATCTGCAGTAGTTACAGATCTAGGGTCCAACTCAATGTTTTGAGACGGAATACTTACTTCGACTGACTCTGTAAAAAACTTATCGTCTTTTTTTGCCATTTGTCCTCCTATTTTTACTTATACCAGCTCTGTTTAAAGCAATTGCTATCGCTTGTTTACGATTTTTAACTTTTTTATCAGAGCTACCAATTTTGAGAGTTCCTTTTTTAAACTCTCGCATGATCTTTTTAACCTTTTTTTGACCTTTTGTCATTTTCTTTTCTTCTTCATGCCATTTTTAGTTTTTGGTATCACTCCTCTAGCCATTAAGATGTCTTTTTTTGTGATTTTTCCATCACCAGACACATCAGGGAATGATTTTTTCTTTTTCATCTTCATTTTTTTCTTTTTCATCATCTATTTTCTCCTTCATACTTTTCTATTTCAACACTTGGCATCATTTTATCTACATTTGGAATAGATTTGCTCAAAATTGTCTTTTCGATTGATGTATTAGCTCTTAGTTTTGCTAATTTTTCGTTTTGATCTAACTTATCTTGTTTGTCAGACTGGTTCATCATCGCTTTCATACGGTCAAGGTTAAGTCTTTCCTGTCCTTCCATCTTCTTACGTTGATCATCCATAGCTCTAAGATCTAATTCTCTTGCTCTTAACTGTGCAACAGGGTCATTTGCAAAACCAGCTGTTACTTGTTTCTCTTCTTTTAAAAATTCTTCCATCATTTCTGCAATCAATACAGCTTTTCTTGATTCTATTTTCTGTAACATTGATTGTACTTGCTGTGCAATACGCTGATCTTGTTGTGCCAGCTGTTGCATCTGTGCAATTTTAGGAATTTCTTGTGCAAACTCTAATTCTATTTGTTCTTGTGCCATCAAACTTATGTGCTCCATAATATTTTTTTCCATAGCAGCTGTAACCATAGGATTGTTTCTTGCTATGTTAGTTGCCATAAAATTTAAATGCGAAGTTATATGTGCTCTGTGATCTTGACCAGGAAAAGCTTGAAAAGGTTTACCAGCTAAAGCCATAATATTTTCTAACGCAGGATCCATTGGAGTTGGTGGTTGCGGTTTAATTAATAATAGATCAATATCTTTTACGCCTAAAGCCTCGTACATATTTCTGTATGCTTGATACATGTTATGTATTTGTGGATTTGACGTTGCCAGTTGCAACTCTGTTTGCGCGAGGGAAATACGCTGAGTTTGAGAAAAGATGTTGGGATCTGCAACTGGCACTATATCTACTCGATCATCAAAGTCTTGTTGTTTAATCATCCTTTGACCCCCAACTACGTCGTATGGATATTCCGGAGGTAGATATAACTTGAATACTCTTGCTAACATTTTAAATTCTTGTTTTAACGAAGAGTAAATTCTTTTGTGAATAGCTGACATTGTTCTGCTTCCTCTTTCAAGTAAAGCAACAGTTGTACCTACAGCAGCGCCTTGATTGCCATCACCAACTTGTAAGTCAGCAATAGATGCAAATCTTTGACCTGCTTGTACAACGATACCCATTAAGTTTAATAAAGTTGCAGATGGTTCTTTGAATGGCAACATCATAAATGAATCTTTTAAGTTACCACCCGGTGCATCTACATCTCTAAACTCACCAGGTTGAATTGATTGCGCATCATCTCTAATTCTAATGCCACGCATTTTAAATCCTGCGGGTAGGTTGGAGAGCGTACCCGCATCCAATAATTGACGAAGAGCTGCAGTTGCAGTTCTAGACAGACCGCCAATCATATGGATGAGACCGAACCCATAGAAACCTAGTCCAGGTAAAAATTTAAAATGAACAAAGTAATCTATTTTGTTTTTGTCCGGATCTCCAATTTCGTAATTTCGTCTAATAGATAAAATTTTTCTAGTAGCTAATTCTATTGTAACAATGTATGGAATTTTTATTCCTGATTGCTCACCTGTTTCAGGATCTTGATCTTCAAATCCTTCCAAGTTTAAATTTACGTGACACTCAATCAAAGTATAAATATCTTCATCTTGTGTTTTTTTAGTTCCTTCTAATTCTCTTTCTTTTTTCTCAACATCGTTTTCTTGATAGCCAGGTGTACCTAACTCTATATCTAAATAGAAACCATTTACTTGTTGTTTTCTTAAATCATTTTTTGACATCTTAATCCGGTGAATGACTGCCTCTGCATCAGCCAATGAGGTAGCTGAATAAGGGACAATCAAATCATCTGCCGGAACAAACTTTGACGTAGCTCTTTTTTCTAGTTCATCGTAATAAACTTTTTTAAACGCTGAACCTGCAAGAGGGAGGTAAAAGAGCAGTGAGTCAAAGTCGGGCTCATAGTCTGACATTTTTTCCATGAGCTCGTAATTCATGTAATCTTTAACACGTTCTGCTTGTTGTGTTTTTTCTGGACTTGGTGCACCAACAACTTGAGTTCGGACCGGTCCGTTTGCTGGTAATAATTCTTTATAAGCTAATGCTTGAAACTGTGTAACTGCTTCTGCTAACACTGGGTGTGTTGCACCTGAAGCTCCTTGAAATGGTTCTGTTCGCATATCGTATTTGAAACCAAGTAAGTCTAAACCTTTTGTGTAAGATTGTTCCCAATCTTTTCTTGACGCGTTGTAGTCATTATATTTTTGAGTTAAGCTAGAACCTAATTCGTCTAATACTTCGTCTGGTAAAAATTCTGCTAAGTTTGCATAGTGCTCGTCACCACCTTCTGGTGATGCTGCGTTAGGATCAAAGTCAACTGTAACCGATCCATCTTCTGATTCTTCTATTTCAACTGGTCCTGGTGTGTCTTGTGCTTCTACTACTTCTTGTTCAATAGCTTCGTTTATTTCTTCCTGACCTGGAATATTAACGCTGCTTCTCGGACCTTGCGTCAAGGACTTGTCTATTTTGTCTGCCATTTATTTTCTCCAATTTGACTGTTCTAACAGTATTATAATTAATATTCAAGCCCTGAGGTGTTGGACCTGATTTAGGTGGCAACAAATCAGTTTTAGGATAGCTTGATGTTTTTGATCTGGTCATTGTATTTTCCAAATGTTGATTTTCCTATTTCTTCAAAATCGTCTGATAAACGTCCTAAATCCTTTGCTCTCTGCGCTGCAGCATACTCTGGATCTATTCTTCTTTTAGCATTGTCAAGAGCAACTTCTGCATCTCCTGACTCCATAGCAAAAACGTAATCTATAGGTTTTAAATCAATACCTCTTTCTTCAGCTAAAGCATTTGCTGTAAAAACTGCACCAGTTCCTAGTACGTATCCCAAAGGTTTAAATACCTTTCCAACTACTTTTGCACCCTTACCTAATTTACTTAATATACCTCTTTCGCCTACCTCTATGTCAGCGCTTATTTTTTTCTTAAGAGCAGTTATTTCTTCGCTTGTTAGATCTGCTAAATTTTTTCCTCTAACTTTAGTGTCCACTCCTCCAACTCTTTCAACACGAAGTTTATCATCTATAGGAAGACCATACTCATTTGTTACTGGATATGCTTTGTTAAAACCAATTAATTGTTTGTATTCTTTGGGTAGTTCCTTAACTGCTTTTTTAACTATTTGTTCTGCATTATCATTTAATTGATCAACACGTTTTAAATATTTTAAACTATCTGCTTCATTTTTAGAAAAAGCAGCTTCAAAAGCTAATTTAGTATTTTCTCTAATACCATCTGCAATGTCATTTAATTTTGTATTGTAAGGTGCAAGTCTAGAGTTCATCTCTTTGGTGACTATTGCAATGTCATTTGTAGTTAGAGGTATTTCACCACCTATATTCATAATGTGATGAAATGGAAACTTATCAGATCCTTTTAAATATTTTGCTTTACCGGTTGTTATTTGTAATCTATCTCCTCTTTTTGCTTTTACCTTTTTTTGTTTTTCTGTTTTTTGTGCTTCAGTTAATTTTCTTTCTTCAGGAAAAGATTCTTCAGCGGCTTTAGATCTTACATCAAAAACAACTTTACCACCTGGTCTCTTACTATTTAATTCTAAAATTTCATCTTCAGATCTTCCAGTAATTTTTAGTATCTCTTTAAACTCAGGGGAATCAACTCCGGCTTCTATTGCTTTGTTAAATTGAGCTATGTATTGTGCAGGAATAATACCTGTGCCTTTTCTAACTTTACCAGCTCTCTCTGCCGCTCTTATTTGAGCGTCCGTAACTTTAGCTTTAAAGTTTCCAAAATCTTCCGTCTTAAAAATATTGTCTACTAACTTTTTAAAGTTTGCATCTTTTGCTGCCTTTTGATAATTAAACCTTCTTGCATATCCTGCTTTTTGAGCATCCGTTAAATTTTCACCACTAGGCATAGGTTTTCTTCCATCTTTAAACCCTGCTCGTCCACCATCTGCAAAAAGGCTTTTTACTTTTGCTACAAATTTCTCTTTTAAGTCGTCTCTTTTAAATTTCTTTTTATAATCTTTAACAGCATATCCATATGCCTTATCAAAATATTTTTGATCTTCTTTAGATATCTTACGATAAGTAGGAGGTGTAAGCTCCTGCTCTAACTCAGGGAAAAATTCTTTATCTAAGTATCTTACAAATATTTCTTCATCCAAACCGTATTGATCTATTATTTTACTAAACTCAGGATTCATTAAAACTTTGTGTCTAACTTCGTGAAGCATAGTTGATATCTTATCTAGATCTCCAGGCTCACTTCCCGTTTGAACAGGTTCTGTATATAAGCCTATTGGAAACTGACCCTTTTCTATTTTTCTTTCAAAGGTAGATTCTGGTGATAGTATTTGATCCAGTCCTCTTCTCTTAGCGTATCTTTTAAAAAAGTCTAAGTCGTCTGTCTGCACTTGAACACCTCTGTAATTGTACTCACCTGATTTATCCATTGCTGGATAAGTAATGTCGTCTGGATTAAAAAATTTTTTAGCCGCTGGATCTCTTTCTATAATTTTTTGTAGACTAGCATAATATTCATCATCAGCTATTTTTCTTTGTTCGTCTTTACTACCTTCTGAAAAATTTACTCTATCATAAGCATCAATCTGTT